AATGCTTTGGAGGAGATATCCTGCGGCATCTGCATCAGGAAGTCATAAACGGTCTTTTTCTTCATTTTTTTAGGGGTTAGTATTGAGACTTGTTTTTTCAAAAAGTTAGTAATATTAAGGTAAATCGAAATCAAATACAAACGGATCGTAGATTTTTTCTTTAAATTCGTCAATCGTCAGCAGCTCGCACATTGGTGGCTTTAAGACCCAAGGCCATATCTCGCCCTCAAGAACGCCTATATGGTCATATAGGGGCTTAACTCTCCCATCGTCACTATCCTTGTACATAAGCTCCAGCATAAAGGCAGCATCAGGGTTGTAGTAGTTGAGAAGATCGATAGCTTCTCGACAGCGTGGCACGAGCCAATTTTTAGGTAAAGTGTTCATGTGGTTTTATTTAAAGATTTCGGTAGATACTATTTTGTAGCCTTTTTTAATCATCATCAACGAGTAGTTCGTCAAGTGGTTATCGTCAACAAATTGCTTGTCAGCGAGGATGTATTTGCCCCATGGGGTTAACATCGTCAACACAGCGTGGATGGGTTTGCTTATCATATCGTCAATGGTTTAACGCTATGGATAGATCCGTCAAGACCATATTCGCAGTCCCAGCCATTGGCGTTCAGCTCTGCTTTGATACGCTTGCATTCAGCGTATGGGCATTCCTCATAGTCAAAAGAAGCAAGGATGCTTTTGATTTCGTCAATCGTCAATGTGTTTGTCATGTTGTTTCGTTGTTTGATGCTGCAATACTAACTGGTTTTGAATTATCTACCAAATCTTTTTTAAAAATATTTTTTCTCGTCAGTCGTCAATCGTCAAGAAATCCTCAATTTGGTATCGTCAAGGCTGTTTTTGCTCGTCAACTTTTTTTTTCGTCAGTCGTCAAGATATCGTCAACTTATCGTCAACCGCTCGTCAATCGTCAATCGTCAATCGTCAATCGTCAGCAGCTCGTCAACCTGGCAAAAGATCCATTTGTTTTGTGCTGTGTTTAGGCTGTTCCCAGGCATTGGTGTTGGCTTGTGTTACTCATGTGTGTGTGTGTGTGTGTGTGTGTGTTGCGTACATGCATGCCGCAAAGTTCGAAACGAAACGACTAAAAAAAGTTTTTGAAAAATTTTTGAAAAAAGTTTTGTAGTTTAAAAAACGGTTATACCTTTGCATAAACAAAACGACAAAACATGAAAACACAACCAACCAAACAAAGGACCGCCGAAAATATAGTTTTTGCGGCCCTATTCATTTTGCCGCTTATTGCGGCTATCTTATTAGAATTTTCAAATTTTAAATTTTAAGGCTATGAATATTTTCAAAGATTTTATAACCGTAATGCCTGGCTACTATGTTAACCCGGCTGCAACTGTAAAAAACACTATTAAAGAAAGCAACGATATGAAAAAAGTAATTAACGATCTATTTAAGCACCACAGGGCCGCGCAAAAAGAAAGTCAATTTAATAAGCGCGTTCAAATGAATATCCAATTTAATAAGATTAAAAAAGATAGCGGGCTATTTTTTCAAGATCATAACGGGTATTTATTAATTAGCGGGCCTACAGGAACCGGGGATTTTTTGGGTAAAATTAGCCCTATTTATAAGGAAGATAAGGCCGGTAACGTATACAGGGCCGGGTATAAATACGACAACTACTGTAAATAATTTTAACCTATAAAATATAAACGATATGATAACGTACATAAATGCAACTATTAGCGGCCAAAAATATACTATAGACGCTATAACCCGCAATGAATATAGTAATTACGACGATTATTGCCAGGCTTTATATATAGCCGTTCGTGTTTGGAGTCTAAAATATAGCGGCAATTTTACAGTAAGGGCTAGCCGCCGCCGTTGTAAAAATGTTTTAAATGTATATTCTATTTAATAACCTATAAACGATAAAAAAAAAATGAATTCAATAATACTCGAACCGACCAAAACTATAATTTTAGCGCAATTAACTATTTTAAATAGTTACGGTATATATAAAACTATTTTAAAGCACTTTAATAGCGAAGATCATTTTAAAAACTACATTTTATATATTCAAAATTCTGGATCTAAAATAGTTGACTCTAAAATTTTATATAACTAATTCAACCTATAAACTAAAAACGATATGAATACCAATGTAAACTACAGTACAATTTTTAAGGGCCGTAAATTATTAAGCCCTGGAACTACCAACGCGAAGCTTGCAAAAAATGAGCTTGAGTCGTATATTTTATACTTAAGCCCGGCGGACCAAAATAGTAAAGGTATAAACGTATGCCCGAACGCCTCCGCGGCCTGTATTATTGCTTGTTTGAATACGGCCGGATTAGCCGGCGTTTATAGCTCGATCATTCAAGCCCGTATACTTAAGACCGATTTTTATTTATTTGACCGGGCCGGCTTCATTAATAAGTTAACCAACGAAATAATAAGCTTAAGCAAGCGCGCGCAAAGGAACGGGACGAAAATAGCCATACGTTTAAACGGTACCAGTGACCTCGATTTTATAGCAATTATTAAAAATAGGACCGATATAGACGTATTAGAATTGCCTGGCTTAATTTTTTACGATTATACCAAAACTTTAGGCAAAGTAAAAAAGTACGCGGACTCTAAATATATTTTAACTTTTAGCCGTTCCGAAAATAACGAGCTTGACTGTATCGAAGCGCTACAATACGGCGCCAACGTTGCAGCCGTGTTCAAAAATAATTTACCGGCCGTTTATATGGATCGTCCTGTAGTGGACGGGGACGCCTCAGATATTGTAATGCTTGAAAATAGATCCACTATTTTAGGGCTTAAGGCAAAGGGCCGCGCCAAAAAAGACGTTTCGGGTTTCGTTATTGCTTGACCTTATTAGCTTAAGTTTATAGGCCCTGGTATTAAGTTACCAGGGCTTTATTGTTTTATACCAATACGACTACATTTGTTGTGGGCAATACTACGGGCCTACAATCGATTATCTTTCACGTTGGTATATCTATGTATAGTTGATAGGGTTAACGTGGCTTAAAACGTCTTAAAATAGGCTTATCGTGTATGTTTGGTTTCTTTGTGTGGTTATACTTTTAAGTATAGTCCGAAATATGGGCAAATTAGCGCGCTTTTTTATTTTCGTTTTGGCATTTTTCGTTTTGGGTTTATAGGGTTTAGTGGGTTATTTATGGGTTTATAGGGTTATGTATGGGTATGGGTATGGGTTTTGAGTTCCCTTACGCGCCTAACTTCCTACAAAACTCAACTATCATAGAAACCACGTTAACGCCAAGCCGTGACGTTTTGGCACTACTATGTGAGCATATGATATGCAAGCATAAGACCCGCGCATTTTTGAGGTGTGGGGTGGGAGTTCCCCCATCTCCATTACACCACATCACTTAACACAGCATACACTAAGAGTATACTACATCCATCGTAATATTGCGATAAAGCGAAATGTTTCTCTTATCTCAGCTAAGGTTGGGTGTTTAGTTGGGGTATAGCCATTAGCTTGATGCTGGCTGACTGCTATCTTCTCGCCTAAGGTAGTTTTTAGCGATTCTAAGAGACTTTCTCCCCTTTGGTGGTATATGGACATACCTCATTGCAGATAGTTGCTTAGAGAGAGCTTTATCCGATTGCCTTCGGGATTTTCTTTTTTTTTAGTTTTTTTCTTTTTATTAACTAAGTTATAACTGATAATAAGTATATAACATTATAATGTTCAATATAGAAGGTGGAAACAACTTTCCAAACTTTTTCTTTAGTAGTTTTCCGCAGAAATAGGGATTGTACAAGTAGGATATAGTGATTAGAGGCTATTTCTAATCTGCATAGAGTATAAGTTTTTTAAGGTTTACACGAAGTTTACACGGATTTTACACGGACAACGTATTGATTTGCAGAGGCTATGGAGGGGTCAGCGCACAATGCGCATCCAATGCGTATCCAGTCATAGTACTACATTAGCTTTGTTGATAAGAAATGCTTTTTTCTAAAAGTAGGGCATACCCCATATTTTTTTTTAAGTGACTAACTCAACTTTTATGGAAAGTTTGTACCTTGCGCCTTCAAACCACTAACAACCAATAAGATGTCAGATCAGGAAAAGCAACCTATCCGCATTACCATGCGAGCAAACGGCATAAGAGTCTCTGTCGAGCTTCCTGCCGAAACCGCTAATGAAGAGATAGTAGAATCTATTAAGAAGATTGTTTCCGAGACAATCGATGTTCCATGCCCACAACCTTTCGAGCTATGAGCGAAATGGAACGCTTAGAGACCGAGCTACTCGGATACAAGGAGGTAGCCAACAAACTGCACGATGCCTTAGTGATTGCCATCCAAAAGCTGGGTAACTACGGCAAGCATGATGACATAGATAGAATAGTCCAGGCAGCAGGACTCGAATACCTTAACACCGTAAATGACGAAAAATGAGCGAAGAGATGGACGAGCAGGGTTACTACCCCACTCAGATAACAGAGCCTATTAAGAAGGGCAAGAAGCAGCTTGAGCAAGAGCTTGAGATAGCTACCAAGATGATTGGGCAGCTAAGGGCAGAGATGGTCTCTATGAGGCTACAAGTATCGAATTATAAGAAGTACATATCAGAACTTAAAAGCAAAGAAGATGTTCAAGAACAACAAGACTAAGATATCCTTAGAACACTACGACATGACGCTCTCCGCAGAGATGCCAGCAAGTTCGAGCTACACAGAAGTAATGGATGCTTTTAACGGATTAATGATTTCAGCCGGGTACAGCAAGGAATGGCTGCTCGAATTCTGTAAGGAGTATGTAGAAGCTAACGAGTACCAAACTAAAGAGAATGACTGAAGAGAAGAAGAAACCCGAGAAGGCTGATCTTAACAAGAACCCCGATAAATACAAGGTCCGCAAGTTCAATCCATCCGATTACGAACTCGTAAAGACTCAGTTTCCTAACGGTAGCTATGGATATGTAGAGAGGAAGAAGTCATGACCGATAAAAAAAGAAATTATGACCGATAGAATCGTGCAGGTAGTTACTGAGAAATTCAAGAGTCGCTCCCGAGTTGGCATTGAAAAGTATGGCACTACCCTATGTCGCAATGAAGCAGAAATCCTTGAACGCCTTACTCACCTCGAAGAAGAACTTATGGATGGACTGCTCTACCTACAATGGATAAAGGAGAAGCTTGTGCCTACTATCGACCACACTACTGATACATCTAATTTTTAAGCTATGGAAGTACTAATATTTTTTCTGAAGGTCTATTCCGTAATTCAGACTAATGCATTCGCCTGGAAAGTCTACTATGTATTTAGCAGAGGTAGGTCTATATGGATTGATTTTAAGTTTAAGAATATAGCAATAGCTTCCCTATACTTAACCGCCCTATACTCTTGGATAATGTAAAAACCCCGAGCTATCACAGCCCAGGGTTTCAAAACAACAAGAAACATCACACCAAAACGATGGATAAGAAGTTGTAAATCTACGAATATGATTCATTTTTTACAATTATATTTGTTTGCCGATTTGGTTTTTAGTGGTTTAATTGGTTGTTTTGTGAATAGGGCTTCTGAGAGGGAGTCCTATTTTTGCATTCTAAGGGCAAAACCAATAAATTTGCACCATGTCTGAAGAGGAAAAGATAAAGCTTCAAAATATTGAGAAGCGCAGGTCACAGATAAAGCCTATTACCGGCCCAAGCGACCCACGCATCTTACTGCGTAAGCAAATAGCTGAAACCAAGAAGAAGGACTTGAAGAATATGCTTGAGAGGGAACTCAACAAAAGCATTAACGGAGTCACTCGTATGGAAGGCTTAATTGCGAGAATGGTCTCCGAAGGCATTAGAGGCAACATGAGAGCCATAGAGCTTATCCTTGCCTACATCTATGGAAAGCCACAGAACGCTGTACAGCCTAATAACGACAAGCCATTCGTGCTTGAACTTAGCGATGGAGAAGATAAAGCAGTAGTAAAGGGAGACGCTATGCCTAATATTATTGAGATAGAGGCAGAAGAAGATGAAACTGACTAAGAGACAAACCGAAGCCTATCGGATGGCTATTGCTGGAGAGAAACAATTCATTCTCTTTGGGGGAGCTATCCGTGGTGGAAAAACTTATTGGCTGCTTCTAACCTTCATCTCCCTATGCTCTAAATTCCCTAAGAGCCGATGGGTGATTATCCGTGCGAATATGCCAACCCTTGAGCGCACTACCCTTGTTACTTTCAATTCTATACTGAACGAAGGTCTCTCGCAGTATATCTCTACCTGGGACAAGAAGACTCAGACTGTCACATTCACTAACGGCAGCGAGATACTCTTCATGGGTGAGAACTACGAAACCGACAAAGACCTTGACCGCTTTAAAGGCCTTGAGATAAATGGTGGTGGCATTGACGAGATTAACGAGTGCCAAGAACAAACGCTCTACAAACTCCTTGAACGATCAGGCTCTTGGAACAACTCTGTCGGCAGACCTCCAATCGTAGTACTTGCTACTTGCAACCCTGCCAATAACTGGGTGAAGGAAGAAATCTACGACAAGTGGGTAAAGAAAACTCTACCCGAGACTTGGGCCTACATCCCATCCAAGATTACAGACAACCCTTACATCCCTGCCGACTATCTCAAGTCGCTTCAAGCCAATATGCCCGAGTATGAATACCTCCGATTCGTTGAGGGTGATTGGGAAGTTAATGAGAAGCCTGAGAACCCATTTTTTATCGCCTTTGACGGACGAACTCATGAGAGCATGGACATTTCCTTCAACCCAAATATTCCGTTGCTTATATCGCTTGATTTTAACTTGCAGCCATTCGCAGGAATAGTTGCTCAGAAATGGAGCGACAACATGGGGGACCACTTCCACATTATTGATGAGTTCAATGTGGTGGATGGTAGCATACCTAAGATGATAGATGTGATTAGGGACAGATACGAACCTTACCTGCCGATGTGCCTAATTACCGGTGATGCCATGGGTAAGCGTGGAGATTTGTCTCAGAGAGATAACGCCAACTACTACGAACAGCTCGCAAGGGGATTGAACCTCCGCACGAATCAGATAAGAGTGCAGCCAAACCCTAAGCACGAGAATAGCCGAGCGCAATGTAATTACATCCTTCGCAACCACCCCGACTTTAAGGTGAATGCTAAGAAATGCCCTAATACGGCAAGGGACTTCAAACAGCTTAGTTGTGATGCAGCAGGCAATATCATAAAGAAGAATCGTAATATTATAACGCAACTCGCTGACCATGGTGATGCTGTACGATATGCATTCAACACGTTTTTAGGTGATTGGTATATTACCCACCTTAAAAAAAGTAAATACAAAACTTTACCTTTACAATAAAATAGTAAAGTTATGAGCTGCCTTGAATGTACCGATTGTCTTGATTTGGGAACTTACGATATCTGCTGTGAAGAAGTCTTTATCGGAAGGATGCCCGAAGAAGAAACCGAGTATTTGTTACTGATTAAAGATTTGTCTCTTAATTCAATTATTAGGCAGGTGTATGAGTCTTCCGATCAAGGAGACGTTTACCTCATCCCTAACCAAACTAAATTTGCTGTAAATAGAACATATGAAGTCAGAATTTACCCTGCTGATGCTTGCAATTTTGACGATCCCCTTGATATTGATACGGATATCTCTGAGGACCCTCAAAGCTGTGTTTCGTTGGATTTTTTCTATTCCGAATGATAGAACGAGCAATAATAGTTAGCCTGCTGATAGTTGCGACAAGCATCTCATTTGAACCCGAGATGATTTTGCACAAGTTCGCTAAAACGCTGTCTAAGCTATTCCCTGAGGGACATATCCTTAATAAGCCTACACACTCTTGCGTAGGATGCATGGCTTCCATATGGGGGTCTATTTATTATTCAGCAACTTCTTTGCTGCCATATTTTGATTTTAGCTTAATAGAGATGATATTTGTGTGCATAGTATGCATACCACTAAATTTCATTTTCACTAAGCTTGCCTGATGTACAAATTACTTTATAAGCTTTTCAAGAAAGAGCTAACCCAATTGGTTTGGGATGAAACCTACAAGCCCGACACCATGCGTGGCTTAAAGTTCGCCATGGTCTGCGAAGGACACCGCTTCTACGTTTACAGCAATTTGTTCGATGTGCCTATTGAAAGAATGGGTAGAGTTCAAGACTTTATCATCCAACTTAACCGAGTTGTTAGCAATGGTGAGTTAGAGAACTTTGTGGACCAAATGGAGAAGGCTCTATTCGCTGCTACGGCAGGAGACAAAGTAAAAGACCTTGCGAAGATTGGCTTCCTTATTGGCGAACTAAAGGCAAGAAAAGAAATGCTCCTGCATCCCGAGATTATGATGGAGCTTGCTGGTGCGCTTTACATCCGTGAAGACCAAAACCCTGCTGAGTGGAACGATGAGTTCGAGCATAAGAAGGTAGAAATGTTCCGCAACAACTACAATAGCGGTCAGTTGTACGATTTTTTCGTTACAGCCGGGTTGAGTCAATTCTTTCCCAACTTCGAGTCTTTAGAAAAAGACTGGATGATATTGTGGGAGCAATCGACAGCCCGGCTTCAGGCGATGCAGGAGATGTTGAAATCCTCTCTTTAGGGGCAGAACTATACATGAACGATGTCAATTGGAGAGAACTATTCGTCTCCATGGCTAAGGGCGATATACTTGCGTACAACGAGTACATGAAATCTTCATTGGAGAAAGCCTTAACTTTGTTTGCATACAATGTAAAAAAGAAATCTAAGGATGGCTCAAGTTAATATTCAGTATACCGCAGATATATCTAATTTAAACAATGGTTTATCTGAGATAATTAAAAAGCAAGAACAAGCCTCCTCCTCTGCCAAAAAGCTTGGGGATGATTTGTCTGATGCTGCCAAAAAAGCCAAATCCGAAACAGATAAGCTTGATTCTGGAATAGCAAGGCTAACCGCAGCAATCACTTCTGCATTTGCGGCATCTAAGGTTATAGAGTTTACAAAAACCTTAATCGAAGCAGAGAGAAAGATAGAACTACTTCAAAACAGATTAAATTTTCTTGCTGGGTCTGCCTCCTCGGGGGAACAGATGTTTACAAGGCTTGAGGCAATTAGCAGAAGGCTTGGATTGAGCTTAGAGGATACTGCTGAAGGATTGGCTTCTTTCGGTATCGCTGCACAGCAAGCTGGGTTCTCCGCTCAAAAATCAGAAAAAATATTCGTTCAAGTAGCATCGGGTTTACGAGCCGCTGGTGCTTCTTCATTACAGACCCAAAGAGCCTTCTACGCATTACAGCAGATGATGTCTAAGGGGGTGGTTGCTGCGGAAGAATTAAGAAGGCAGTTGGGTGAATCTTTGCCTGGCGCATCTGACTTAATGACTAAGGCTTACAATAGACTGCATCCTGCCGCTAATTTAACAAGCCTTGAGTTTACCAAGCTTCTTGAAAGCGGTAAAATAATTTCTAAAGACATATTGCCTGAGTTTGCGATGGTTATTGAAGAGACATTTGCTCCTGCTCTATCAGGAAAGTCAAACTCTTTAGACGCTTCATTAAATAGGGTTAATAACGAGATTCTAAAGCTGAAGCTAAACATAGGTAATGCCGATTGGTTTAAGGCTGCCGCAAAAGTTATATCAGACTCTTTATATGAATTAAATGCAGTACTCTCTTCTGAAAGCCTTAGCACGTTAGATAAGATATATGCATCTCTATTTGTGGGTGACCCCGAAAAAACAAAAAGAGCGGTTGGTGCTTTTGATATGATTAATACTGCTATTAATGAGCAGAATAAAAATACAGAACAAGCAATAATTACAAACAATGTCTTTGGCAAGCAATTAGACAAACAAACAGATAAGTATAAAAAAATGTCAGAAAATCAAAGAAGTCTGACAAAACAACAACTTGAATCTGAATTTGACAAAAACAAAAAACTAATTAAAGAGGCAGACAAAATGAATGTCTCTGAGCGAATTAGAAGGAATAAAGAAATAACTGATGCAAAATCAAGAAATGAATTTCTTTCTGCCCTTAGGATGGAATATTATAATCTTGACGAAGAAAGAGCAAACGCATCTTCCAAGGCTACAAAAATAGAAAACCAAGGGCTACGAGACTTTATTGCTTTGCAAAAAATAAGATTAGCAGAGGCAGTAAAAGGCAGCGAGGAAGAGTTGTCTATAAAGCAAACCCTTATAGTTGCTGAAGCACAATTGAGGGCTGAGGGAGAAAAATTAACCGCCAAAGAGAGAAAAGCTATAATGGAGCAGTCTTATAGAGAGGCTGAGGAATTAACTAAAGGATACAACGATAGAATATTCAAAGAATATCAAAATGCTATAAAATCAGGAGAAAAGTTTGCTAAAGACTTAAGGAAGACCTTTAGGGAGGGGCTTTATGCTACTATAACTGACCCAATGCAATTAGAGATTGAAAAGACGATAGATTACTATAATGACCTTATAGACGAAGCTGAAAAGATTGGGGGGGATACAGTTGCATTAGAAAAAGCAAAATATGCTGCAATAGATGCTATAAGGAAAAAATCTGCGGATAAAGAGAAGGCTGAAAGAAGAGATTTATTTCAAGAACAGGTGAGAGAAGTGCAGATAATTACAAATGCATTTTCTGAGTTTTTTAGCTCAAGACTTGAATTGGAATCTGAAACTGCTAAGTCTGCATTAGACAATCTTGAGCAAAGATTTAATAAAGGGCTTATATCAGAAAAGCAATATGAAGAGCAAAAGCTTAAATTACAAAAAGAAGCTTTTGAAAGAGAGAAGAGCCTTCAGATAGCAAGGGCTATTATGTCGGGAGCTAATGCTATTTTATCTATTATAGGCAATCCAACAACCGCTGCTCTTGCTCCAGTATTAATTCCATTGGCTTTAGGCACAACGGCTACCCAGCTTTCCATTATTGAATCACAAACTCCAGGATTTAAGGAGGGCGTTATTGGACTAAATGGCCCAGGAACTGAAACTTCGGATAGTATATTGGCAAGATTGTCTAAAGGAGAGTCTGTAATGACTGCTGCTGAAACAAGGAAGCACAAGGATGTGCTTGAGGCAATTAGACATGATAGGCTTCCAAGCCTAATAGCAGAAAAGTATATTATACCTGCATATAAAGATTCTATGGATAAGCCAAGAAAGGCTGCTTCTGATGCCACAAGCATGGAGGCTGCTTTTCAAACAGCAGAGCTTGTTCAAGCTATAAAGGGTAATAAGAAAATAAAAATAGCGAATGTTGACGAGTTTTCTCGTGCAATTAATTCAAAAAGCACATCTGAATATATGGCAAGAAGGAGGAAGTGGTAATGGGATACATAGTATCTATTAACAGCATACAGATAAATGACGAGCCTATGGGACTCGTTGATGCTTCCGTAGAGATGTCGAGAGACCAAGATATGAAAATGGTTTTCAGTAAGTTCATATCTGATTTAGTTTTTTGGGGAGATGGCTATTCTGTTCTAAAGTCACAAATAGCATTATTAAGCAATATTTGCGATGCAGTTCCAATAAGCATAGTGGAAGATTGCGCAAATGGCTTTGAGTTTAATGGCGTTATATTTCCTTCTGATATAGAAGAGAATCTTACTAAATGCACAATAAAGGCTACCATAGAAGATGATGATCTTGAGTCTCGAATAGTTAGGTTAAAAGACTTGTCCGTTACGATAAATGGCGGAAAGACTTTAAATGGATTGGCTCTTGCAAATCTAACGACAACAACTCTTGCTGGAAGGCAGTATTGGTATTTAAAAGACGTGCTTCAGTATATAGTAAGCTACATTACAGACTCATCTGTATCTATTGACTCTTCTTTAATAAACACAAATGTTTTTAGGCAACAGGTCTTAATTATTGCTATATCGGGAGCAATCCCAACTGCTGGGCAGACATTGGTTATTTCTTATGTGGACATTTATGGTAAGCTGCAAACAATTAATTTTACATACACCGCAACTCTTACATTAGAGCAAGAGCTTCGAATAGCTTTAAATCAAAACGTAGTATCATTAAGCAATCTTGGTGGTATAGACTTTACTTTCCCTATCTCAACAGAGTTTAATTTACCTACTGGATTAAGGTTAGAATTTTGGAATACATCTAATTTTTCTATAAACTCTTCGGGAATGCCGGGGGTTGTGTTCACCATAACTCAGCAGCAGTCTTATTCTTATGGATTGGCTAACGTGCTGATTTCGCCCGATATAATTTATAGAGCAGTATCTCCAGCTACTCCAGCCACAAATACAACCGGACTTTCTTTCTTGGATGTATTTACTCCTATAAATTCAATGGCAAATGTGGCTATGAAATTTTATAGGTCAGGAAGCTCAAGTTTTCTTAAAATAGAGCCTGAGGAAGACTTTTTTAATTCTTCTTCTCTTTCTATATCTGTAAGAGAAGTAAAGGATTTAATTAAAAGACCATACGACCAATGGGGTATATCTGAATTAGAGGTGTCTTCTTCTGCGAGTGATATATGGAATATATTCAATAGCAATGGATATGTTGGTGAGATATGCGGAAACTCAGACTATACTGCAAATTTTGGAAGATTTAACCAAGCTGGCTCAGGTTCTTCAGAAGATTATGTTTATGTAACAAATTTTTTCTCTTCCACTCCTTTTGACGGAACATATACAATCTCTTGGAGAGCAGGAGGGTCTGTTTCAAGTGCGCTTATAGGTGGCGTTATTCAAATGTCTCACTATTTAGTAGCAAGACAATGGGCGTTTAGGGCAAATACTCTTACTTACAGAGGTAATGAAATGAAAAATCCAAATGCTCTTTTGTTAAATAATGAACTAAGCTTTAGTCATCCGTTAACGATATCTGAATACAATACGCTTTCTTCTAATCTTGAAGGGTACTTAAAGGTTAATGCTTTTAGCAACGTATCTTTGGACATTGATGCATACGTCCTAAATGTTCAATATAAAATAAAGAACGGCATGACAACCTTTCAACTTATATCAGAATGAGTACATACACCATAGTCCCTAACCAGCCTCTCGGATGGAGCGCTACAATTCCTACTGACGAATGCGGATGTGATAAGCACGAATACTGCGCTCCACTTTTGTTCGAGTTTAGCAACGCTGTATATGATGCCTACACGGCTCGTGCGGTTGCTGATGGGGCATTGCCAAGCGATATCCCCGAGGCTTGTATGGAAGAGATAATGGATACCTTCTACGAGTTTTCAAGGTCTGTAAGGTATGTATCTGACCCCATCTCTATTCTGTATGAAGGCAATCCAAATGAAGAAGAGGAGTGTAGCAATATGCCTTATATACTTGATTCTTCCCCAGCTATAGAAGGAGGCCTAACCACGGTGATTACCAATGAGCAACCAGGCTATATAG